GCGGGGCGCGAGGTGCGCATCGCCATCGAACTGGTCACGCGCGGCGATGATCCCGCCGCCGACGCCGCGCTTTCACGCTCGATAGAGCAGCGCATCCAGTCGCTACCCTCAGCGCAGCCTGAATTCGCCGTGGTCACCATCCGCTTCATCCGTTCGCGCGCCGAGCGCCGGGCCGGGAACCTGCGCGCGCTGCTGCTCGAATACCGCTTTCGCCTTCTCGCCAACCTCACGGAGTAAACCTGATGACTGCCCAAAAAGGCTCTGCCTTCCTGCTCAAGATCGGCGACGGCGCCGTCCCGCCCGCCTATGAAACCGTTGCCGGCCTCAGAACCACACAGATGTCGATCAACGGCGACACGGTGGTGGTAACGCACAAACAGTCGGGCGGATGGCGCGAATTGTTGTCGGGCGCCGGAACCCGCTCGGTATCGGTCAGTGCGGCGGGGATATTCCTGGGCAGCAACGCCGAGAATGCGGTCCGCACCAACGCGCTGGCGGGCACTATCGAGAATTACGAACTCTCGTTCGAGGATGGGGCGCGGATGCAGGGCAAGTTTCTGGTCCAGCGGCTCGATTATGCCGGGGATTTCAACGGTGAGCGCAATTACACGCTCCAGCTTGAAAGCTCGGGGCCGGTAACCGCACTATGACCCGCGCGCCCAACCCGATGAGGGGCGAAGCGGCGATCACCATTGCAGGCCGCGAATATCTGCTGCGCCCCACGTTCGAGGCGCTGGTTGCCGCCGAAGAGGAGCTTGGTTCGCTGTTCGCCATGGTCGAGCGCGCCTCGCAGGGATCGCTCGGCCTTGGCGAAATGAGCGCGCTGGTCTGGCACTGCCTGCCCGCCGCCAACCGTCCCGATCGCGCGGCGGTGGGCGACGCGGTTCTGGCCATGGGCCTTATCGAGGCGACACGGCCGCTGCGTGCAATCTTTACCCAGGTACTGAAGGGCATGGGGTGATCCGCCGCTTTTCGCAGGAACTGCCCGGGCTCCTGTCGATGGCCGCCCGGCTCCTCCAATGGAAGCCCGGCGATTTCTGGAGCGCAACGCCCGAAGAACTCGCCATGGCTCTCGCCGACCCGCAGGTCGCCCCGGCCCGGCCTATGTCCCGCCAATTCATCGAACAGCTAATGGAGCGCGAGCGCAATGGATGACGCATTTGAAGAGCTGGTTATCGATGTGCGCGCGGCCAGCGATGGCTTCGCCAGCGATCTGGCGCAGATCCGGGGCCTGATCGACACGTCGCTGGGCGACGGATTCGAACGGGCAGGCTCGATCCTCGAGCGCGGCCTGCTGACCGCGATCAGGAACGGAGGGCTGGGGTTCGAGGATCTCAAGCGCACGGCATTTCAGGCGCTCGACCAGATTGCGGCGCACGCGCTGCAGGCCGGGATCGGTTCGATTCTCGGCGGCGGCGTGGGCGGACTGGGCGGATTATTCAGCGGCGCGATCGGCGCCTTGTTCGGCCTGCCCGGCCGCGCAACCGGCGGGCCGGTTTCGCCCGGGCGTGGGTACCTGGTTGGCGAACGCGGACCGGAACTGTTCCTGCCGACAAGCGCAGGCCGTGTCGAACCCTTGTCCTCAGGCCAATCGCCTGTGCGCGATGTGAAGGTTGCCATCCAGCTAGGCGCTCCTGCCGGAACATCTGCACCCACAGCCCTGCAGCGATCCTCGCGCCAGCTCGCGAGCGCCGTACGCCGTGCGTTGCAGGAAGTCTGAGGAGGAATAAGGGCGATGGCATTCTGGCTAGCGCGCGGTCGCCGCGAACAGCACAGCTCGTTCATCCAGAGATTCGATCCACGCTTCTGGACGGTCGACTTTCCGCGCCCGGCGATGGCTTCGGTCATTACCACCGGGCCTGACAGCATGCGCGTCGATTGCGAGTTCCATCACGAGGGAGAATTGGCCGGCCTTATCTGGGAGAGCGTCGATAAACTCGACCACCCCCTGCTCGCCTATGAAACCAGCCTGGACTATTCGCGCACCACACTGTCTTTCAGGTGGCAGTCGACGGGCTTGATCCCGCTCGATCAGGCCAACGGTCCGACATTGACGATCGAAGGGCGCGACCAGGCGGGCAATGCCAGGACGTGGTTCGTGCGCCTGTGGAATTATGCCACTGGCACGCCGACCGATGCGCAAATCAGCCTGCCATTCTCCAACCTGGGCGGGGGCTGGTTCCTGCCGGGCGACCCGGTGAATGCAGCCGCGATAGACCGCATGTTCATCTCGCTCGTCCCGCCCGGTTATGTCGCATCCAGTACCAAGCCGCTTCCCCAACGCGCCAACGGTCATGCACTCGTTAGCGGGATCAATTGCGATGGTCACAACGCCATGCTCGAGATCGGCGACGTGTTTCTGCCCGAACATGGCGAAGGGCTCGCGACAGCCTATGACGATGCTTTCAACCAGACCCCCGCACGCCTGGTGCGCAACATGTTCGGGCTCGGCTACCGCGAGGAGGTGATCCATTATGTGGGAATGAGCCACTTCCCCCGCCTCAATGGCGCAGGATCAGCTTCACTCAAAGTCGCTCAACCCGCCGCGCTCTGCACGCCCGCATCCCAATGGCATCAAAGCTACTTCGCAACTTGTCGCGAGTTCGGCTTTGACACGATCACTTCGCTGTCCTTCGAGCTGTTCGATGAATATTGCCCCGACGACTGGAAACAGCGTGCGCACGACGGCACACCCGCGCAAACCGGGTGGGTCCCGCCTTCGACACTGCTTTCGCCTGCCTCGGGCGCCGCGATGGCCTGGTTGCAGCAAGCCGCAGCAGAGTTCACAGCGCTCCAGCAGGCAGCGCTCCAGCCTGCCAAATTCCAGATCGGCGAACCCTGGTGGTGGGTCATGGCCGACGGACGGCCATGCATTTACGATGCCGCCGCCACAACCGCCTATGGTGGTACGCCGCCGATCATTACCGACATGCGCGCGCCGCTCAACACGGCACAGCAGGCGCTGCTCGACCAGGCAGGCGCGCTGCTCGCCCAATCCACCGCCGATCTGGCCCAGGCCGTTCGGAGCGCCGTGTCAGGCACGGCGGAAATCCGGCTGCTCATCTTCTCGCCCACCATACTCGATCCGCAGATGCCCGAAATGCGCCGCGCCAATTTGCCGGGCGGCTGGGCCTACCCCGCATATGACCGGTTGCAGCTTGAAGATTATGACTGGTTGATCGGCGGCGCCGATGCCTTGCGCAAGGCAGCTTTTGCCGAAATAGACGAGCGACTGGGCTATCCGATCACCAAGCAGGATTATCTCGCCGGGTTCGTGCTCGACCCGGCAGATGCTGAGCTGATGTGGCCACGGATCGATCGCGGCCTCGATCAGGCCAGGGCGCGTGGGATTGCGCGCCGCTTTGTCTGGGCGCTGCCGCAAATTGCCCGCGACGGCTACACCCGACTTGCTCCACCAGCAGAGGAAACCATGCAAGCATTCGACAATGTGCTCTATCCCTTCGAGCTTGGGCGGGCTGCCAGCGTCAGCCCCGAATTTTCCACCTCGGTATTGGTCACCGCATCAGGGCATGAACGGCGCAACACACTGTGGTCTGATGCCCGGCTCCATTTCGACGTCGGCCCCGGGATCCGGTCCGAAAGGGAACTTTCGCAGATTATCGAATTCTTCCGCGCCAGGCGCGGTGCAGCGCGCGCCTTCCTGATCAGCGATCCATTCGATTTCAGCAGCAATGGCATGACCGACAGCGTCACGGCCAATGACCAATTGCTTGGCACGGGCGACGGCAGCATATCGCAGTTTCAACTGGTGAAGCGTTATGGCGAAAGCGACCCGCAAGTCCGCCCCATCACCCGCCCTCAAGGCAGCACAATACGGGTAAGCGTCGATGGTGCCGAAGTGTTCAATTGGTCGCTTCTGGAAGGCGGGAAGATCCAGTTCGATTTACCGCCAGCAAGCGGCGCGGAGGTGCGTGCTGGCTTCCTGTTCGACATTCCCGTTCGCTTCGCCGAAGACCGAATCGATGTTTCGGGCTTCAATTTCCTGGCGGGGGAAGCCCCCAGCATCCCGCTGGTTGAAGTGCGCGAGGCCATCTGATGCCTGTTTTCTTCAAGCAAGAGCTTGAGCCTGTCGCAACATTCTGGCGCATTTATCGCAGCGACGGTGTGACGCTTGGCTTTACAAGCCACGACCGCGACCTGTTCTTCGCGGGGCTGATGCACCGTGCTGCTCCCGGCATGGTCCCATCTGCCATCCGGCGCACCCGTGACCTGTCGCCGGACAGTGCCGAAGTACAAGGTGCGATCTCGCATGATTCGATCAGCCAATTCGACCTTGAAGCCGGGCTGTTCGACGAAGCGACCATCGAGATCGGCGCGGTGAATTGGGAGAGCCTGGCCTTCGAGGTGATCTTCGCCGGTAATCTTGGCCGCATGGAAGAAGGACGCAGCGCCTTTACTGCCGAACTCAAGTCAGCAAAAGCACTGCTCGAACGCGATCTTGTCCCGCGCACCAGCCCTACATGTCGTGCGGGTTTCTGCGACAAGAGCTGCGGCCTTTCCGCTCCTCGCTTCACACAGCTGAGATCAACCAGCAGCATCGATATTGACGCGAACCGCGTGCAAGTAAACGACATTACCCCATCGAAATTTCTCGATGGACAGCTCCGCTTTCGAACCGGCCCGCAAACCGGCCTGGTATTCTGCATCATTGCTGTCGACGCATCGGGGTTCCTGCTCGATCGGCCGCTGGCAACCGGCACCGCGCAGCAAGTTCCGGTCGAGCTCCGCGAAGGCTGCGATCATCGCTTCGAAACCTGCAGCAATCGCTTTTCCAACAGCGTCAATTTTCGCGGTGAACCTTTCCTGCCCGGCAACGACCTGCTGGCACGATACCCCAAGCCGCAATGACAAGGGCGGGCGCGCGTGTCGCCGAAGCGGCTGCGGCCATGATCGGCACTCGTTTTCGCCTTCACGGCAGGCATCCGCGCCACGGCCTCGACTGCGTCGGCCTGGTTGTCTGCGCGCTTGCGGCAAGCGGACATCCGATCAAATTGCCAATGGGCTACCGCTTGCGCAACAATTCGATCGAAAGCCAGCTGGCGGCAGTCGCGGCAGGTGACATGGTGGAAGTCTCAGGCTGTTTGCTGCCCGGCGACGTGGTGATGGCAATCCCCGGGCCCGCGCAGCACCACCTGCTGATCGCCGAAACCCCTAACTCCTATGTCCACGCCGATGCCGGGATTGGCAGTGTGGTCAGAACCTTCTCGCCGCTGCCCTGGCCGATTACCAGGCGCTGGCGGATCAAGCCCGACATCTGAGGATTTGCAGTCATGGCAACTATATTGCTGACCGCTGCCGGCACCTTTGCCGGCGGCCCGCTCGGTGGGGCGATCGGTGCACTTGCCGGGCGCCAGA